TGTATTGCGGCAATAAATGCAGTATATATCACTCTTTCAAAAGCATTTATTATAATTGCCAATAAAATTGCAAATGAGAATTTTCTAAATGCAAAATTTGTTGGTGGTGTTAATACGCTACTTTCACAATCTTCATCTTCTTTAGGTGAAATTTCTTTTATCCCTAAAAAATTATCCCTACCAATAGATGAACCTCCACCATATTGTCCACCCATATATGACGATACACCATATACTTTATTGTATGTAAATCTAAAAAAATAATCTTCCGGATAATAACTACCAAAAACATTATTAAAAATAACAGGACTTGATGTTGTACTTATTGCACTTGATGGATAGTCAGTCCAATCTGTTGAGAATGCGTATGATTTATCGATATCATTAGTGTACTCTCTAATGTTTGGTACTAAGTAACTGGCAACGGTTCTTACCCTACTCAATGTTTCATTTTTACCTGATATTCTAAATCTATAACAAGATGACGTAGGGATACCTTTATTTGGGTCGTTTGTGATTTCATTTTCCCCAAATTCATTTGTAAACACATAATCCATATTCATCGGTAATGGTAACACAAACGAACCAGATTCATCGACATCTTCCTGAATTTCAAAATTTTCTAATATAGGTCTATGATTTTCATCTTTATTTGTTGTAAACCTAATAATTTCAATAACCGCAGGGTATGTTGTTAGGTCGCATTTTCTACCCATGTCTCCTCTAGGTCTACATACTTTATTAACTGTATTTTTACCTTGGTCAGAATATATTGAGCCTAAGAAATATGCTTTAGGTTCCACTTTTACACCTTTACTTGAAAGGTCAAAATCTGTTCTTGTTATACCAATCTCACATAAATCTTCATTACCCCAAAAAGGATAAACCTCAATGTTCTTATCAAATGAAATTATCTGAGGTAATGTATCAATATCATTCGATGATTTGTATGTATATGAATTTTTAAAATTATCTACACCTTTACCTTGTCTAATAAAATCATCAGGTCTTAATGAAAAACATCCAATATCTGATAAATCCACATCAACGTGTATTGTTTGTTGTCCAATTGGTACTCCCCAAATCATGAAGTCTCCAGCATCGTTTGTTTTTACTGTAAATTTAAAATATTTCTCATAAACCTCAAGAACTTCTTCTCTTGTTAATATATCTATTTGGTCAGGAAATGTTCCTGTTGGAGTGTGTCCACCATGTTGTTGTCTACTTGGTAGTAGATTATATCTGTATCCCGCCTCGTCTTTATCGCCAACCTGAGAAAATGGATAAAATGTTGATATAACTGGGTCATTTAAGTCTTCTTCCGATACTGGTATAAAAATAGATACTTTAGCATTCGGAACACCAAATCCGTTATTTACCGAGATTCTACCACAAACAACACCATAATCAGAACACATAGATGTGTATAAGTCGGTTTGTGTGAATTTTAATGATAGGATTTCTAAAAGGTCGTAATCTTGTTTTATCTCAACAACGACTTTTTGGTCTTTACCTATATCTGTAGAAATTCTATGTTTTTGCATTCTTTATTATTGTCTCTATATAAATAGAAAATTATCTGTTTTCTATATAATAAGTAAAAAATAAATTAGAATGTAGTTGTTCCTAAAGTTTTTACCCTAATTTTTACATCTATATTAGGGAATCTGATTTGAAATATTTGATTTGATTTCATATAAATAGTACTATCGTATTGTTGGATTTCTTTTGTTACGGAATCAGAATAAGATTGAGCAACTTCAGCGGACGAATATTCTCCACCTATTTTGTTAAATACTCTAATGTCGATTACGTTGACTACTCCCGTTACCCCACCAATGATTCTATATAAATCACCGATAAGTAATGGGTCACCCATCTTTCTCTTATCAATTGAAAAATAACTTATAATATCCTCAACCGAAGTTTTAACAATCTCGGTTTGGTTACCGTTTTTGTCAATTACCAAGTCGACTTCCATTCCCATATCAATAACTTCACCGCTTTGAATTTCAAGGAAATCATTTACCATTCTATATTCTGAAAGATAATCTAAAATATTATTTTTTAAAGTTGTGGACACTGAGTCGGTTAAATTACCATTTTGGTCATAAGATAATAGTTTTATTTTTATCTTATTATCTTCTTCCATAACATTAACCTTTGCCGGTGCTCCAAACGTTGACGGCATCGTTTCTATTAATGATTTATAATCATTTAATGTAACCGCTCTATTTTGTGCTGCAAAGTTATAAGCCACCATATTTCGTATTTCTTCAATAGAAGGTTGGTCGGCCCCACCAATTGCCGGTGTCACATTTGTCACAATTAATGATTGTGAAACTTGGGAATTTATTGATGAATTTGGTCCTAAAATATTAAAATCAACATTATCGACACTAGTGATAACATCTACACCTAAATTGGTATCTTTTCCGCCACCCACTCTATATTTTATAAACAATGTTGTATTTGGTTTTGGTAATCCACCTAATGAAAGATTGTTCAGATAACTACCAAGGCTTACTTTCATATTTCCAGTAATGTAATTATCCATATTATCTAATGGATTTACATTACCCGAACCAAATGTCAATGAGAAATAATTTTCGGGCGTATATTCAGTTACAAATTTATTTGTAACATTAATATATGTTCCTGATTTAAGATTGTCCTTATCTGATGATGATGTTGGGTCGGGTACAAATATTTTATCTTGTAAAAAACTAGTTCCGTCTTTGTGTATTACCCCAGTAATTCCTAATACATTTTGTTCAGGTAAAAAAATTTTTAAAAATGGTTTTTGGTCTACTTCGGTTATTACTTTTCTAAAAATCCTTGCAACACCATTTACAACCGCTTCTCTTTTAACTATTGAATATGAAATTAACCTATTGTTACCATCAAAATTTGGAATTTTTAATCTATTTGGTTCTCCTCTTTTGTTAAATGGGTTTGAAAAATCAATATCATCAATTGTTTCAAAAGCTTGTCCACCTCCCGATACTTGTGCTCCAGATTTTATTACTCCCAAATATCTCTCATCTTCTTTATCTCCTCTAACGGGTACATTAATTGTGAAATCACATAATGCAACTGACGGTCTGTTTCCGGGTAATCTAATACCGTATGTTTTTGCAATGTGAAAAAGAGATTGTCTTTGTTGAGCAAAATCTAACATTGTTTCTTGCCAAACCCTATCAATATGAAAATGTAAGTTATCAGCAACCGCTGCGTTTAAATCTAAAAGAACTGAATAGATTGATGCGTCATTCGTATTTTTAACTAAATCCGGATAATATTGTTTAGTTAAATTTACCAACTCTTGTCTTAGCCCCGCGAAGTCTCTAGTCGCATATGATATTTTCTTACTCATGTTATATATTAATAATTATAAAATCAGACGAAGTGAATGGTTCGTTATTTATATCGTAATCTATTCTTACTTTAGCGGTATAAGGTTTTGTGGAATAACTTGAAACTCTAAATAATCTTGAGTCCTCATCTTCACTCACACTAACAGACTCGTCTGGGTCTTGGTCAGCCGCAGTAACAGTGATTGATTTAATTTCTAAATTTGGAATAAACTTTCTAACCGATGTTCTTATTTCGTCTTCTATTTGGTTAAACGTAATTTGGTCATTTGGTTCAAATATAAATTCATATAATCTCGTACCAAAATCGGGTAAATAATATCTACTACCCTTTCTAGTTAGAATGAGATGTATTAAATTAGCCCTAATCTCCCTTTCGGGTATTTCCGTCATATTAAAAAAATCTCCCTTGGGGCTTTGTCTGAATGGAAAATCTATACCGTATGATGCCATACCAATAAATATAAACAAAGATAAAATAGTAATAAATAAGAAAAAGCGGTCGGCCGCGAACCATTAAGGGAGCCACCCAATTTCTTTTTATAAGGACAATGTCTACATCCCGAATTACAACAAAACCCTCGTTTTAAGTGAAACTCCTCAGTAAAAACATATTTACCGTCCTCTATATAAAAATCAGAAGGGGAAAGTTTTCGACCATCCCCTTCATAATTATTTTTATTTTTTTCGTTATTTAATTTCACATCCGCCAGATGAACAAGCCAACTCACCACTTAAATCTGTGTTGTCTTGATGTTCAATAACTTTACTTAAATCAATTGAATGAAGTTTTGAATACAAATTATCATATTCTTCTTTAGTACAATCAGTAAAAGGTGCTTGAATGTAACTTCCATTATCATACGGAAGTACCGATAGTCCATTATAGAAATCTCTATTATCCCACATCCACTCACCAGCTAATTCCCAATCTTCAGGTTTCAAACTAATTGTGGCAGACACATTGTGCATATTTGAACCAGTTCTGTGACCGGGTTTAATCCATTCTTGAGTAATTCTCTTAACTCTTTCTAATAGTTGGAATGGACTTTCTGTTCTTAATATTGAACCTTCCGGTGCCTTTTGTGGAACAGAAATAACCGCAGTATCGTGTGGTCGGAAGAATTCATCTTCAACCAATTCAGGGTGGTTATTTAAAAAGAAACCATATATCGACTCATTCTTTCCAACACGAATTCTACGAATGTAATAATCATTGTGCCAAGCGTGAATTCCTGATGATGTTCCTAACGTTAATGAAGTTGTTCCCGCTGGTTTAACGGTTGTCATTCGAGCTGATTTATTGATACCAATAAGTTCCGCAACTCTTGTATTTTCTTCTTTTACCGCCTTTGCAGCTTCTTTCATGTTATAACCTAAAACCACACCTGAACCAATACCTGTCATAGATACACCAATTAACGCATCTTTTTCAGTTGTTCTTTTCCAAACATCTCTTAAATAATGGAAATCTGTATAACCCGCCTGTAATGTTCCAATGAACGCCGCAGCTTTAACACGAGCATTTAGGTCTTCTTGTGATTCAATGTCAGATACGTTAACCTCACATAAATTACAGAATTGATTTGGTCTTAATGCAATTTCACAACATGGATTTGTTCCCCAATCTTTATCGTTTGTAAAGTAGATACCAGGCTCACCTGCTCCTGAAGCTTCAACACGTTTCCATAAATCTAAGAAAAATTCTTTCGTAATCTTATGTCTAACAAGTGCCGCTGAGTTGTTCGCTCTACCTCTTTGTGGATTTTGTTCCCACCATGAACCTGATTTACAAGAAATCATTTCGTTGTCATCAGCACTAAATAATGAGATAAGTGCTGCTCTACGGATACCACCAGCTAACACAGCGTCTGCA